GCATCAAACTTGACGACCCGGAGTGGCAGGCAGCCGTGGCCGCCATCAATAACGCGATAACCACCGAGTACGGCGACCCGTATGTCAGATTTTATGTGCTCGACGTGGACGGTAAAACCTACCATCAGGTGCCTCTGGATTTGGCATCGGTGAGCGGGGTGGCTGTATGAGCGACAAAACGAAAGACATCATGCCCTGGCGGCAATTCTTGCAGATGGTCGGCGCGATTTTCATCGCCGGTTTTATTCTCGCTGCCGGTTCAAAAATGGCTAACCGGATTATTCCAGACAAACCCAATGCGCCGCTGGTTGTGATCCATAAAGTCGAAGAGTAATTGCGAAACCGGGGCAACTGCCCCGGTCGCCATGGCGTGGTGGCCATGGCCTGATGATGCAGCCGACCAATAACAAAGGATCAACAATGCAAGCCACCTGTCCCGTTTGTCTGTGTACGTTCAAGAAACCGGCAAAAGGGACGCCGGTCTGCCCGGATTGTGGCACACCGGTTCGGGCCTGCCGCCCTGGTACTTGAGGGTGATCTGCTGCCCGGTCGGGCGGTTGTTAAGGAGGCTTTAAATGGCAGATAAACCGCTGTTCATCCCGCTTAAAGGGGAGCATTTCGAGGCGTTCGAGCGTGGCGAGAAGGATACCGAGTACCGCCCCTATGGCAAGCGATGGAATGAACGCACCTGTTATCTCGGTCGGCCGGTGGTTTTGAGTTTTGGTTATGGCAAGCACCGCCGTTTAACCGGAGTTATCCGGTCGTTTACCGTGACACCTGTTTTGCAGTCGAAAGGCGGGGTCGCCTTTTGGTCGATTTACGGCCTGGATAAAGGCCCGATAGCAGAATAGGGATTGATATCAAGCGATGAGTTTCTGGGCCAAAAAGCCACAGGATGGCGAGCAGAAGAAACCCGCCGGGGCCAAGCAACCGGTGGTCAAGCCTCGTTATCACGGCAACGGACCGCGAAACACCGCCTGCCCGGCATGGCCGAACACCGGCAGCGTCAAGGGCGCGCCAATCGAGTGGTGCCGCCAGAATCGAGGGGCCATGGATAACTGCGCAACGTGCGATTGGAGAAAGATATGAGACTCACCTGTCCCGGCTGCGGCCTGGTCGCCTCCGCCGAGGCATGGGCCAACGATGCAGCCTGCCGCGAGGCCTTTGCCGAGATCGTCAACCTGCCGCCTGCGGTGGCCAAGGTGGCGCTGCCCTATATGAGCCTGTTCCGCCCGGCAAAGACCGCGCTCACCTGGACCAAGGCCCACCGCCTGCTCAAGGAGTTGCGCGGCCTGGTCGAGGCCGGTCATGTCCAGGTGTCGGGCAAGGTCGCCCGGCCCTGTTCGCCGCAGATGTGGGCGATGGCCATTGAGGAGATGCTGGCCCGCCGCGACCGCCTGGACAGGTCGTTGCCGAACCACAATTATCTGCGCCAGGTCGCCCACGGCCTCGCGGATCGCGCCGACAGCCAGGCCGAAACCCGCCGCAACCAGGACGAGGCGTCCGGCAGTTACCGGCGCGACACCGGCAGCGAACTATCAACCGTGATGGACCCGATAAAAGCCTATGCTCTGGGCCTCACCGACAAGAAACCGGGGGAATAATTATGCTGATCAACACTGACAGTGATTGGTGGAAATTGCCAAGGTGGAAGCGCCGCATGCATGGTTTTTGTTGCTATATCATCAGTGCCTTTATAGCTCTATGGCACCCCGAGGCGGTGGATATGGCGTTGTATAAGGCACTCAGAAAACAGTTTCGAGAGGAGGCCACCGATGCCAAGTAGAGCCGACCTTGCCAAGATCCACATCGCCAAGAAGGAGTTGCAGCTCGACGACGACACCTATCGCGCCATCTTGCGCGAGCAGTGCGGGGCCGATTCGGCCAGGGATCTTTCCCCGGCCAAGGTCGGGCGGCTGCTGGCCCATTTCAAGCGGTTGGGCTACCGGGTCAAGTCGCCGCGCAAGAGCGGCACAACCAGGCCCCTGGCCAGTGATCCGCAGTCCAAAAAAATACGCGCCATCTGGCTTGACCTCCACGAGATGGGCGTGGTCAAGAATCCCTCAGAGGTGGCCCTGGCCGCCTATGTCAAGCGGATGGCCGGTGTCGATGCCCTGCAATTTGCCACCACCGCCCAAAAACACCGGGTAATCGAGGCGCTCAAGCAATGGCGCGAACGCTCAGAAAACATTGAAACCATAGCGAGAGGGCATGAGCATGGGTAATTGCCAAATCCCCCAGGAAGCAATGCCGACCAGCCCGGCGCAACTGCCCGGCGGTCTGGCCTTTGTCGCCGAGATCATCGCCGAGTCATTGTCCGAGGATATGCCGGATATCAGCGCCAAGGCGGTGATGCTGGCCGTCCGCGCCACCTTTAAGGTGGCCGACGCCCACCGTGGCACCGCTATCTATTGCCATAACCTGGGCGCGTGGTGGCGGCAGTTCCGCGACACCCTCATTGTCGAAGAGTTCAACCGCCGGGATGCCGCCGGTGAAACCGCCACCGCCATTGTCCGCGATCTGGCCGGGCGCGAGTGGCCAGGCGATCAGCGCCGCATCGGCGAGCGCCAGATCTGGAACATCCTCGGCAAGCCGGACCCGCGCCAGGGGGTGCTGTTTTGAAGAAAAAGAAATTTATCATAACCGAGCTTGGCAAAGAAAAGCTCTGTTGTGCCTGTGACGAATACTGGCCTGCAAATGAGGAGTTCTTCTATAAGCGTGGAGATGTTGGGCTACACTCGTATTGCAAGGCATGCTACCAGGAGCGTCGCAAGGAATTAAGAGCCGGAGCGCCGCGCAAGGCGAACCGGCGCAGCCGCGCCATGGTGGTGAAGCAATGAAAGAGGAAAAGGGTTCATTGTCCCCTGTTGCGGATGCAGTTTTAAAGACGCCGTTTGTCGCCTACTCGCCAAACGAGATCAAGCGCATCCGGTTGCTGCTGGGGATGTCAAACCAGGAGCCTGCGGATTTCTTCCGGCTGTCCATCGACGAGATAAAAGCCTGGCAGGTGTCGCCGGACAAGCCGAAACACCGTGAGCCAAGCCCGCCCGCCATGTTATTGTTATATTGGTGTGCCGTGGCCGCCAACGAAAGGCCGTCGGCAAAAAACAACCACCTCCGGCTGGTGGCCAAATATGGCCGCCGGTGGGTAGAAATGGGATGATCGTGAAAAAGTCTTTTTTCTTGCTTGCAGCCTTCTTGATCTCTGCGCCCATCGCCGCAGCCGGAGAAACCTACGGCAACCTTGATGGCGTCCAGTATGTCCGCAACTACGACGGCGACACCATCACCGTCAATATTCCAGGCGTACACCCGCTGCTTGGCGACGAGATCGCGATCCGGGTTGACGGCATCGATACCCCGGAGATCAAGGGGAAATGCGAGCGGGAGCGCCGTTTGGCCAGGGAAGCCAAGGCCGTGGTCGCCCGTCTGCTCGTCAATGCAAAATCAATCCGGCTGGTTGGGGTTGGGCGGGGCAAGTATTTCAGGATCACCGCCCACGTGGTGGCGGATGGTGTGGATGTAGGCGACGAGCTGCTCCGGCGCGGCCTGGCCGTGCCTTATGATGGCGGGCGTAAATCGTATGGGTGGTGTTTTGGGAAGGCCGTGCCGTAGAATTGGGTGGGCCACCTCTTTTCTAGTTAAACATTAGCTCAAGTATAAAGACAATGACGTACAAAGGGAAAATGGTCTGGAATATAAATTTTAGGCTTAAGGAGAAGTCTGGATTTCTTTCTCCAAAAGCAAATATAGGGTCAAGCAATATATTCCAGAAACTTATTTTTTTGAACATCTCATCTTCAATGTAGCGTAGTTCTGCTGTTGATGATTCGAGTAATTTGACAAACAAGTTTCCACCGTCTTTTAATTTGTAGCAGTAGCCATTATAAAATGATGATTCATAAGGAATAAAGGCACATTTTTTTCAATAAAGATTCAATACGTTTAAACAGTAATCCTTCGCCAAATGCAATCCTTGCTTCTACGAAGATAATTGTATTACGTGTGATCGAGTCAATATTTAATTTTTTTTGTTTTATAATATGGTCTTTTTCTTTTAGTGCTATCAGGCCTGAATAATTTTCTATCTCAGAAAGTAGATTGTTAAAAAATTTACTAACTTCAACTAGAACATAAGCTCTGTGCTTTCTTTTCTCTATTACTATAGTCGACGTGGTGGCGATAAAGGCACCTACCAATACACCAACGAAACTAGAAATGGCCAGAAAACCATCTTGGCCCAAAACAGTTCTAAACTTCACAAAAAAATCTGCCAAGTAATCCACATCCCCTCCTTCATAAAATCCCACTGTACCCTAACCACTGAACCGCTGCAACTACCACCCACCCCCGCCTGCGTGTAAACCTGGCCTCGTCATCACATCTCGTTTCCCTTTTTTGGTTTAGGACGGGCGGCCACCCCTTGGCCGCCCTGTCCGCACATGAGGAGCGCACCCGATGCGAGTACCAGCCACCGAGCAAATCATCCGCGTACTTGCCCACAAGGGCATGCAGGTCTTTACCGGCGATCACTACGACCTCAACATCGTCGGCATCCGCTCCGACAACATCGCCGCCAACCGGTTTGACGACCTGCTCGTCGTTTTTTACCAGCGGGCCGATGCCTGGTGCCAGCTCGCTTTTCCCTTCACCACCGACCCCGGCAGCTTCTGGCTCAACAACCCGATGAACGTCAAAGGCACAGCCGTCCTCAAGGCGGGGCAGTACCGCGAGGCGTTCCAGATCGGCCTCCACCAGGGCAACTACACCGCCCTGGTGCAGCATGCCCCCTTGACTGTCCTCCGCGACAACGACCGCGACGCCGAGCTGGATTTCAGGGACGCAGTGGAGGAAACCGGCATGTTCGGCATCAATATCCACCGCGCCCGCGCCACCGGCGAATCCGCCCAGGTCGACAAATGGTCGGCAGGCTGCCAGGTGCTTGCCAACGCCGATGACTTCGATGTCTTTATGGCGCTCTGCCGGGCCGCCGCCCGGCGGTGGGGCGGCAAGTTCACATATACCCTGCTCAATGAGCGGGACTTCGGCCTGCTGGTTTGATCGGTCTGGCCTCACATCACAGAAGGAGGGAGCAAGCGATGGGCAAAAAGTTTTGGTTGAGCAAGACGTTCTGGGTCAACGCACTGGCCATGGTCGCCCTGATCATTCAGTCGCAGACCGGTTTTGTGGTCGGCCCCGAGAAGCAGATGGCCGCCCTCGGCGTGATCAACACCCTGTTGCGGTTCGCTACCAAGGAGCCGGTGGTCTGGAGTGAATGATGGAGGCCGTGATCGGCCTGCTGGTCATCCTGGCGCGGTTGGCCTTGTTGTATATCCAGTCCGCCCAGGCGAAAAAGGCGAGCACCTATGAAAACGACACCGCGAAATTCTCTCAAGCCGTTGCTGCTGGCAACGCTGATGATCTTAGCCGCATGTTTGACGGGCTGTCCGTCCCACCAGCCGGTGACGGTGATCCCGGCGGACCGGATGATCCGGCCGCTTGCCAATGGCAATTACGAGGTGACACCAGCCTGGCTACAGGAACGGTACAGGGTGGAGCGATGGCAACAGGAACGGCTGAAGGAGTGCGGTAAATGATCAACGATCCAATGGACGAGGGCGAGATTGCCGCCGCCTACGCCGCCCAGCATAACGCCACCTCTGTGGCGGCTGTCGTGGCTGAAATCCCGCCGCCATCCGATGCACCGCCGGGAGACTGTCTGCGGTGCGGCGGTGAGATATCGTTGGCCAGGTGGCTTGCATACCCGTCCGGCCTCTGCGTGAGTTGCCAGGCGGCCAAGGAACGACTCAAGGAGCGCCCGCGATGACACCAGCCGAGGCCATAGGTCTGCTCAAAGTAATTTCGGCCATCATGTCGACCATGGGCGGCTGGCCGTTGGGCCTGGTCCTCCTGGCCGTTGTTCTCGGTCCCTGGCTGATGATGGGCATCATCGCCTGGACCCTGCAAAACCGCGCCGCCGCCCACGACAAGCAATCGGTGCTGCTGATCGCCGGAATCAAGGAGCAGAACACCGCCGCCATCAAGGTCTATGAAACACGCCACACCGAGGCGGTGCAGATGTACAAGGACAACGTCGAGCTGGTTAAGGGGTACGCCGCCCTGGCCAAGGACCAGGCGTCAATCATCCACCTCAATACCCAGGCCATGACCCGGTTGGTGGACAAGATCGAAACCATTTTGAAGTAGGGGGGAGAGGCATGGACGTGGAGCGCGCGACGATGATGGGCCGCAAGGCCGGGCTGGAGGAACAACTCGCCAAGCTCAAATTGCAGGCCGAGGCGGCGTGCGGCACCATCCGGGTCTCGTTAAATCCGGCGTTAACACCCGTTGAAGAGATGGACATCCCCACCGCCGCCGCCGAGATGGATCAACTCGTAGGCATATATGCCGAGATAACCGGCATCCGCATGCAACTGGCCAAGATCAACAAGGCGCTGGGGGAATAGATGGCGAAGAAAGCCACAGACGAACCTATCGCCCGGCGTCTCTACGCAGAGGGCAAGAGTGTCGAGGAGATATCCAAGATACTCGGGGTGAGCGTTACCAGCCTGTATGCCTGGAAGAAGGAGACGGTCAGCCCGGACAGCGGCGTCGATGAATGGGAGCGGGCCAGGGCGCAGAAGAAAAGCATAGTCCAGCGCCTCCGCGACATCCTGGAGGGGGAAGTCGAGTTTTTAGAGAAGCAGCCTATCGGCAGCACACAAAAGGGCGCGCTGGCTGACGGCCTCTCCAAGCTCGGCGCATTGGTGATGCGATGGGAGGCCCAGGAGCGCGAAGCCGCCACGCAGTCCGCAAGCCACCGGGCCTCTCTGTTTCTGGATTTTCTGCGCGACCTGATCGAGTACGGCTCCACTTCCAACGCTGACGAGCTGGCGGCAGCCATCGAAGAACATTTTGACGACATCGTGGCCTTTGGCCGGAGGAAGCATGGAGCTTAGTGCGACAAAGAGAAAGATGTTCGACCGGGAGGTCGAGGCCATCCGCCAGATGATCCAGGCGTCGGCCCGGCCTTTCCCCGAGAACAAGGCGGCCCAGCGTGAACGAAAGCGCCGGGCCGCCGTCGATAATGACTTTTTCTGCCGCACCTACCTGCCCCATTATTTCAGCGCCCCGTCGTCGGCCCTGCACCGCTACCTTGCCGAGCGGTTTCAAGCCATGATTTTCCGGGCGGTCGAAACCGGCCAGGGCGACAAGGAGGCCGACGCGGCCCCGCGTGGCAACGCCAAGTCAACCTGGGCAACCTTCGGCATGCCGCTCTGGTGTATCGCTTTCAAGTACCGGCGCTACATCATGCCGGTGTCGGAAACCGCCGCCCAGGCCGAGTCGTTCCTCTCGTTTATCAAGGTCGAGCTGGAGACCAACGAGCGATTAAAGCAGGATTTCCCGGACATGGTCGGCGAGGGTCCGGTCTGGCGGGCAAACGAGATTGTCACCCGCAACGGCGTCAAAGTCCACGCCGCAGGTGCCGGGCAGAAGCTGCGCGGCTTTCGCCACGGCAACCGCCGCCCTGATCTGGTGATCGGTGACGATCTTGAGAACGACGAGGCGGTGCAGTCGCCGGAGCAGCGCAAGAAGCTCGAAAACTGGTTTTTCAAGGCGCTGATGAAGATCGGCCAGAAAGACACGGTTTACATCGTGGTCGGCACCATCCTCCATCACGCCAGTCTGCTCTCGGTGCTGCTTACCAAGCCGGGCTGGAAGGGCCGCAAGTTCAAGGCCATCATCCGCTATGCGCCGTCCAAGCGGTGGGAGGATTGGGAGCGGCTTTTTGCCGATGTCACGGTGAGCAAGGAAGAAGCCGAGGCCAACGCCGACGCCTATTTCGAGAAGCACCGCGCCCACATGCTGGCCGGTGCCGAGGTGTTGTGGCCGGAGGTCGAGGACTACTACTACCTGATGAAGATGCGGTTTTCCGACGGCCCGGCCTACTTCGACAGCGAAAAACAGAACGAACCCATCAACCCGGAAGACGCCATCTTCCTGGAAGAGTGGATCACTTACTACGACGAGGACGATGTCGATCTGTCCGGCCACGCCCATGCCGGAACCTGTGACCCGTCCCTGGGTAAAAAAAGCAAACAGGCCGACCCATCGGCCATCATTGGCGGTCGGATGAAGGATCGGATCATCTATGTCGCCGAGGGCGATATAGAAAAACGTCACCCTGACCGAATCATCAACGACATCCTTGGCCACCATGAACGCGACCCATTCGACATCTTTGCCATGGAAGAGATCCAGTTCCAGGAGTTTTTCAAGGAATACCTTGAGACAACCGCCCATGACCGAGGGCAAACCCTCAACGTCATAGGGGTGCGGCCACACACCGACAAGGATCTGCGCATCGTTACCCTGCAACCGTGGATCAAAAATGGCTGGATTCGTTTCAAGCGCCATGGCCAGGGCGAGTTGATCAGGCAGATGTTGCAATATCGCCCGGCGGGCAAGGGTGGCCATGACGACGGCCCCGACGCCCTGGAGATGCTCAAGTCGCTGCTGGAAGGTGCTGCCGGAGTGTCATACGCCTACCACTCAGTCGGCGGCAAAGATGACGACCGATCTTCCGGCAGATCACACAGGTCAGACGGCGGGTTTAACTTCCGCAGCCATAAAGGAGCCATGTAATGGGTGTCATTTTAGACGCCGCCGGTCGGCCAATCAAGCGCGAGGTTTTGACCACCGAGTTGGCGGCTCCGTCGCTCACCGGTGTCCGCACAGTATGGGACAATACGGTGGCCTCCGGCCTCACGCCGTATCGACTGGCGTCCTTGCTGCAAAACGCGGCAACCGGTGACCATTACGAATATTTGACCCTGGCCGAGGAGATGGAGGAGCGTGATCTCCATTACGCCTGCGAGCTTGGTAAACGCAAGCTGGCCGTGTCGCGGTTGCCGGTAACGGTGGAATCGGCCAGCGACTCGGCCCACGACAAAAAACTGGCCGATGCGGTGCGCGGCCTGATCAAACGCCCTGGGTTCCGAAGCCTGAAAAAGGATCTGCTGGACGGTCTGGGCAAGGGGTATTCGGTCGCCGAGATCATCTGGGACCGCTCCGGGCGGGAATGGCTCCCGGCCCGTTACGAGTGGCGCGATCCGCGTTTCTTCCAGTTTGACGATGTGTCCCGCCGGGAGCTGCGCTTGCGTGACGAGGCCGACATGATGAACGGTCTGCCGCTGCCGCCGTACAAGTTTATCGTCCACCTGCCCCACCTCAAGACCGGCATCCCCATTCGTGGCGGTTTGGCCAGGTTGGCCGCCTGGTCGTGGATGTTCAAGAATTACACAATCAAAGATTGGATGGCCTTTGCCGAGGCGTTCGGCATGCCGTTGCGGGTCGGCAAGTATCCGGCCGGTGCCAAGCCGGAAGAGATCGAAGTCCTCAAGATGGCGGTGGCCAATCTCGGCACCGACGCGGCAGCGGTGATGCCGCAGTCTATGGTGGTCGAGTTTGTCGAGGCGGCCAAACAGAACGGCGGCGAGAGCCTGTTCCAGCGGATGGCGGATTTTTTTGACGCCCAGGTGAGCAAAGGCATCCTCGGTCAGACCGCGACCACCCAGGGTACACCCGGCAAGCTCGGCAACGAAGAGGCGCAGAACGAAGTCCGTCACGATATCCGCGACGACGACGGCGACCAGTTGGCCGAGACGCTCAACGGGTATCTGGTGCGGCCTTTTATCGATCTGAACTTCGGGCCGCAACAGGAGTACCCGGAGCTGATTGTCCGGGCCATCAAGAAGGAAGACATCACCACCCTGTCGACCGCGCTCAAGGAGTTGGTGCCGTTGGGGCTGGAGGTGGAGCAGTCGGTGGTGCGCGACAAGCTCGGCCTGCCAGATCCGGCACCCGGTGCGGTGCTGCTGCGCCAGCAACCGGCACCCCCGGAAGCTGGCAAGGCCCAGGCCGAAAACCGGCAAGGCTGCACCTGCGGCCATTGCGCCACCGCTCTCAACCGAGACACCGGCGAGAGTGCCGACGATATCGACGACCTGGTCGCCGAGGAACTGGCCGACTGGCAACCGATGATGCAGCCGGTGCTTGATCCGTTGCGTAAGGCGGTTGACGGGGCCGAGAGCCTTGAGGAGCTGCTGGCCGCCCTGCCGGATATTTTTTCCGGTCAGGATGTAACCGCCCTGGTCGACGCCCTGGCTGCCGCCGGATTCAAGGCCGCTGCCATGGGCGATGGAGGCAACGAGTAGTGGCCACCAAAAAGAAGCGGCCCGGCTTCGCTTTTCCCGGCCCGGTGCCGGAGGAGGCGCTGGCCTTTCTCAAGAACAAGGTCTTGCAGCCTGGCTTTTCGTATCTCGATGTATGGGCTGCCGAGCATGCCGTCGCCTTTACCGTGGCCAAGGGGATGCAGGCCGATTTGCTGGAGACCATCCGGGCCGAGCTGCTCAAGGCGCTGGCCGAGGGCCGGACGCTGGCGCAGTTTCAGAAGGATCTCACCCCGCTGTTGCAGAAGGAGGGCTGGTGGGGAGTACAGAAGATGCACGACCCGCACAGCGGCGAGACCAAGCCGGTGCAACTGGGCAGCCCGCGACGGCTCAAAACCATTTACCGGGCCAACCTCCGCACCGCCCGCGCCGCCGGACAGTGGCAGCGCATCGAGCGCACCAAGAAGGCGCTGCCGTATCTGGTCTATGGCCTGGGGCCGAGCGAACATCACCGCGAGCTGCATGTCCGGTGGGACGGCAAGGTGCTGCCGGTGGATGATCCCTGGTGGCGTGAGCATAATCCGCCCAACGGTTACGGCTGAAAATGCCGGGTGCGCCAGGTGGGTGCAGCAGAGATGAAGCGGCGCGGCTGGCAGGTGTCGGCCTCGCCCAAGGTGATCAGGCGGGAATGGGTGAACAAGCGCACCGGCCAGATCGATATGGTGCCGGAAGGCATCACCCCCGGCTGGAACTTTAACCCCGGCCAGACCCGCCAGGAGAACCTGGACAAGCTGATCGCGGGCAAGCTCAAGGCCGCTGATCCGCGAGTGGCGGAAGTGGCCCGTCGGGATCTCGATGAGTACCGAAAACGGGCAGGCCGCTAGGATGCCCCACAATTGCCGCAAGCGGGGCGGGGCGACCTCCGGGACGACCGAGGGGCAGAGAATCAAGCACAGGCGAATTTAAACAGGGTTTAAACGTACACCGACACGATGGGGCGACCATGAAAAAACAATACCTGGCCACGGCCATGAATAACGAGCAGGCAGATCCGCGCGGCAGCGTGGCGATCAACTTCGAGTTTAAGGACTCCGCTGCCGTCCCTGATTGGATTCAGCTTTTGCCTGCTGGCCCAGTGATCAAGGGACGTGATGGGCGGCACTGGCTCCTGGACGACCCGCAAGCCCTGGTCGAGATGTTCAAGACCAACGGGGTCGACCTGCCGGTGGATGTCGAACACGCCACCGAGCTGAAAGGTCCGGCTGGCGAGCCAGCCCCGGCGGTTGGTTGGATCAAGGAAATAGAGGTGCGGGACGCCGCTATCTGGGGCCGCGTCGAATGGAACAACGACGGCGGGTGGATGGTTGGTGAGCGACAATACCGCTACCTCTCGCCGGTGTTCACCTATGACCGGGATACGCTCCAGATTCAGCGGCTGAAATCCGCCGCTCTTACCAACCAGCCGAACATGGCGTTACAGGCCCTCAACCGGGAGGGGCAACATCAACACGAGGAGGATGTACCGATGAAAAAAATCTATGCAGCTCTCGGCCTGGCGGATAACGCCACCGAGCAGGACGCCCTGAACGCCATTGGCGAGATGAAGGGGAACCTGGCCACCGCCGCCAACCGGGCGGACAATCCCAGCCTTGAAAAGTTCGTCCCGCGTGCCGACTACGACACGGCGTTGAATCGGGCGACCACTGCCGAGGGCAAACTCAAGGCGCACCAGGCCGAGCAACTCGAAACGGCAATCACCGCCGAGATCGACGCCGCCCTCAAGGCTGGCAAGATCACTCCCGGCACCAAGGATTACTACGTTGCCCAATGCCGTCAGAGCGGTGGCCTGGATAGTTTCAAGAAGTTTGTCGAAGCTGCCCCGGTTATCGGCGATCCGTCCACCCTGGGCGACAAAAAGCCGGAGAACAGCGGCACGGCGCTTAATGCCGAGGAGACAAAGATCGCCGCCATGTTCGGTAATACCGCCGAGGATATCAAGAAGTACGGCGCGCTCGCCTGACCGGTCGCCGGTAAACAGCCGGAAGCCGTGACATCAATCGCTAACAAGTAGCAAGGAGAGTAGCAATGGCACTCAGTGCAGACAGAAACACCCCCGCAAAAGACGGGCAGGATATCCCGGTGCCGATGGCGGCTAACGCTGTCATCCATGGCGGCGGCATCGTGGTGGCCAACGCCACCGGTTATGCAGCTCCCGGTTCCACTGCAACCGGCTTGACCTACCTTGGTCGATCCGAGGAAGCCAAGGACAACACCGGCGGCGCTGACGGCGCAAAGACTATCAGAGTTCGCCGCAAGAAGGCGTTCAAGTGGAAAAACTCCGGCACCGACCCTGTCACCCAGGCCGAGCTTGGCAAGGTCTGCTACATCGAGGACGACGAGACCGTGGCCAAGACCAATGGCACCTCCACCCGTTCCGCCTGTGGCGTCGTGGTCGGGGTCGAGGCCGACGGCGTCTGGGTCGAGTAACCGTTAATTCCGGGTTAACGCCGTGTTTACGGCAGCTTTAAAACCATAGATTCTCAGGAGGAATCAACCATGCGGAAGTACATCTCTGACATTCTCTGTTCGGCTGGCCTGGCGCTGTTGGCGCTGTGGCTCATGCCGCCCGACGGCGGCAAGCACGTTGTGCCGTTTGCTCTGCTGGTTAATGCCAGCGTGCTGAACGCCGTTTTTACCAACCTCAAAACACTCTTCAATAAAGCCTTCGAGGGGGCACCCACCATCTGGGAAAAAACCACTATGCGGGTTCCGAGTAGCGGTTCTCAGAACACTTACAAGTGGCTTTCTGGCTTTCCCAAAATGCGTAAGTGGGTTGGTGACAAAGTTTACAAGCAGCTCAAGGCCCATACTTATACCATCGTCAATGATGATTATGAGGCCACCGTTGTGGTTGACCGTAATCTTATCAAGGACGATGAGGCCGGGATGGTCGGGGTGCAAGCTCAGGATGCAGGGTTCTCCGCCAAGCAATGGCCGGATGAAATCGATGCCGACCTCAAGAACGGTGCCTTTGCCAACCTTTGTTACGACAACCAGTATTTCTATGATACTGACCACCCGGTGGAGGATGGTAACGGTGGGGTAAGTAGCGTTAGCAATAAACTCACGGTTGCTCTTTCCAACGCGACAAATGCGGCGGTAACCGCCAGTTACGGCGCAGCCAGGCAGATGATTATGGGGTTTACCGACAACGAGGGTCGTCCTCTCGGGTTGGTGCCGGACACCTTGGAGGTGTGTTCGGCGCTGGAGGCGGTTGGTAATGCCATCGCCAATAATGAAAAATTGGCCGATGGTACCCCCAACCCTTACCAGGGCACCTGCAAGGTGGTCGTAAACCCACGGCTGACCAGCACCACTCAGTGGATGTTGCATGTTACCACCCGGCCGATTCGGCCCTTTATCTTCCAGGAACGAGAAAAACCGGTCTTCGTGGCCATGACCGACATCAATTCCCCTGATGTGTTCAACCGCAAAGAATTCAAGTTCGGCGCGGAGGCACGGGGCGCAGGCGGCTATGGTCTCTGGCAGTTATCCGTTGGCTCCACGGGTACCGCCTGATAACGGCCTGACCATGTGACGGCGGCCGGGTGATATCCCGGCCGCCGTTTAGAAAAGGGAAACGAGACCCTAATCAAAACGACAACACGAACAGCGAGGATAACGATATGGCATCACCCACCCACAACACCCCCGCGCTGCGGATCGTCTCCGTCAAGGAAGGATTCCGCCGGGCTGGCGTGTCCCACGGCAAAAACCCCAAGGATTGGCCCGCCGGTCATTTCAGCCCCGCCCAGGTCGAGCAGCTCAAGGCCGAAAAGATGCTGACCGTGATCGAGATCCCGGCCACCGATGAATCGAAAGCCAAACCCGAGGGCGGCGCTGGTGATGACAAGGCCACCCTGGAGGAAGTCGTCGCGGCCATCAAGTCCCTTGATCCCGCCAACGCTGAGTTGTGGACAAAGGGCAGCGGCGACAACCGCAAGCCGCAGGTTCAGGCCGTCGCGGCAGTCCTGGGGGGGAAGCAGGTCAACAACAAGCAGCGTGATGGGGCGTGGGCCATCATCTGCAAGGATAACAGTTAACCATGCCTGACTACGCCACCCAACAGGATATCGTCGACCGGCGCGGAGAAGACGCGCTGTATGTCGCCTTCGACCGGGACGGCGACGGTGTCCTGGACACCGATGCCATCGCCACCGCGTTGGCCGATGCCACCGAGGAGATAGACACCTATCTCGCCAGGCGTTACCCGTTGCCCCTTGCCGAGGTGCCGGGGGTGCTGGTCCGCCTCTGTGTTGATATCGCCCTTTATCAGGGGTCGGTGGGGACGGCGCAGACCGAAGAGAAACGGCAGCACTACGAGGATGCCGTTTCTCTTCTCAACAAGCTGGCCGCCGGTACCGTCTCCCTGGGGTTGCCCAGTGAGTCGGTGTCCGGGGCAAGCGGCGCGGTGTTTACCGGTGCCGGTCGGCTTTTCAATCGTGACAGCTTGAAGGGGATGTAATGCCCGGCTTTTCCGCCTCCATCAATATGCCCGGTATCGACCGGCTCAACCAGGCCATCAGCAAGGTGGCAGGGTTGGGAGGGCAAGATCGCAAAGGTCTGCTGGATGCCATCGGTGGCCTCATCGAGTCGCAGACACAGGTGCGGATCGAGGAAGAGAAGGCCAGCCCGGACGGGAAGCCGTGGCCGGAGTGGTCGGATGATTATGCCAAGACCAGACACAGCGGCCAGTCGTTGCTGCAAAACGAGGGCGACCTGGTCGACGATCTCAGCCATCGGGTGATCGGTACAATGGCTGTCGAGACCGGCGTCCGGGTGGTTTATGGCCCGACGCAGCAATTCGGCGACGAGGATCGCGGCATCCCCGCGCGTGAGTTTTTGGGCTATTCGGAGGGCAACGTCGATGACCTGGTGGCCCTTTGCGACGATTACATAGCGGGGTTGACCAATGGCATACATTGAGCCGTATAGGGCCGCGATAGTCACCTCAGTCAAGGCGGCACTGGGCAACGCGATCAAGGATTGCAGATCGCATCCGGGCCGTTTTGATCTCAAGGAGTTGCAGACGGTGGCCACCAAATCCCCGGCAGTCCTGGTTGCATGCCTTGGCATTGCCAAGATCGGCGGGGCGCTGAGCGACAAGCGGGAGATCGATCTGGTGATGGCGGCTTTCGTGGCCACCGCCGATGCAAAGCAGATGTCGCGCGATGTTGCCGGTCTGCTCATCACCGAGGCGCTGGCCCTGCATATCGCCGACCATCAGAGATGGGGTCTTGGTTATGTCAAGAAACCCACAAACCTCAAGGGTACCAATCTCTATTCATCCGCCCAGGGCGGCAAGGGTGTGGCGTTGTGGTCGTTGTCCTGGCGGCAGGCGTTGATTGTCCCGGCCACCGGTATCGCCGCCGATGACCAGGATCTGCTCAGTATCGGCTTGAATTATTTCCTGCAAGACCCGGTGGACGATGATGTCGCCGATGCCGCCGATAACGTGGCTCTTGATCAAACTTAAACAGTGAGGGGGTGACCATGCAGGTTATCGCAAAGAAGGGCAAGCCCTGCCCGATGGAAGGTCAGCCGAAAAAGTACATCGGCGACAGCAAGATGGTAGAGGTGCCGGAATCGGCATATTACCGGCGGTTGGTGCGGGACGGGTCGCTTGACACCCCCGACACCATCAAGGCCAGAAAAGAGGCGGAGGCAACGGCGGCGGAAGATGCCAAGAGAGCCAAGGCCGTACAGAAAAGCGGGGGTAGCAAGTAATGGCATCCAAAAATATCACCTTCGACACCATCCCGGCGTCGGTGCGCAAGCCGGGCAAGTATTTTGAGTTCAACACCAAGCTGGCGGTGCGCACCCTGCCTGCCAATAAGCAGAAGATGCTGATCATCGGTCAGCGGCTGGCCACCGGCAGCGTTGCCGAGGCCGTGCCTACCGCGATTTTTTCCGACGCCGCCGCTGCCGAGGGATTCGGCTACGGATCGATCTCGCACCAGATGGCCCATGCGGCCATCGTGGCCAACCAGTATCTGGATCTGACCATTGTCGCCCTTGACGACGCCGCCACCGCACAGAAAGCAGGCGGCACCAACACCATCGGCGGCCCGGCCACCGCGCCAGGTTCGGTTAAATTTCGGGTCGGCAACAAGGCTGTAGAGGTTGGCTACGCGGCAGCTGATACCGCCGCCGAGATCGCCGCCGCCATTGTCGCCGAGTGCGCCAAGTACCAGGAGCTGCCGGTGACCGTGGCGGTTAATGGCGGAGTGGCGTCGCAGATCGATGTCACCGCCAAGCACGGCGGCACCCTGGGGAACCAGATCGGCCTGTCTTGCGAGGTGACACCCGGCAGCGGGGTGTCCGCCACCATCGTTGCCATGACCGGCGGCATGGTGGACCCCGATATCGCCACCGCCCTGGCGGCGGTGTATGCCGAGCAGTACGACGTGATCGTCACCCCGTACAACGACAGCACCAGCCTCACCGCCCTGCGTGATCATCTGGATAATGTTTCCGGTGCGTTGGAGCAGCGGCCCGGTGTCGGCGTTTATGGCACCACCGGCGCATTGGCCGACGCCACCACCCTGGCTGCCGCGCTCAACAGTGGGCGCATGACTGGCGGCCTGCTGCGTGGCACGCGGGCGTTGTCCTGGGAATTTGCGGCCTCTTATGCCGCCATTGTCGCCTTTGAGGAAGATCCGGCCATGCCGCTCAACACCCTCGACCTGCCGGGAATCCATGCCCCGGCCATCGACGACCGGTTGAGTCGCACCGAGCAGGAGTCCTGCCTCTATAACGGCGTCACGCCCTTTGAGGTCGGCCCCGGCGAGCGGGTGCAGGTGGTCCGCGCCATCACCACCTACACCGAGGACGCCCAGGGGGTGGATGATATCAGCCTGCTGGATCTGACCACCATCCGCAGTCTCGACTATGTTCGTAAGTCGTGCCGACAACGGATCGCCCTGCGTTATCCGCGCGCGAAAAAATCGGTCAGAACCAAGAAAGGGGTGCGCACGGAGTTAATCGACGTCCTCTATAAGCTCGAAGAGCTGGAGATCGTTGAGAACGTCACCGAGCATCTGGACAAGCTCATTGTCGAGGATGATCTGCAAGACCCCAACCGTCTTGACGCCGCCATCCCGTCGGATGTCGTTAATGGCCTGCATGTATTTGCCGGTCGCATCGACCTGATCCTGTAATGGGGCTGGTCTGAACAAGGAGAACAGTCATGCCTGAATATGTATCCCGCTGCCTCTTGTCCGCCAACGGCGCGGAGATTGAGGACTTCAAGAGCGTTACGGAAAACGAGATCGAGCTGCACAAGCCGGTCAAACTGATGAACAAGACCGGCGTCGCGGCCATAACCCCTCGCTATGGGGCAAAGGTTGAGTATGTGGTGCCGGAGGATGCCGCAGAGTTCGACTGGGAGGGGATGGCCAACGGCACGCTCACCGTCGAATATGAAAATGGCAAGCGAACCACCTATACCGGCGTCTATACGGCCAAGGTCGGCGAAAAGAAGGTTGACGGCGACAACGAAACCGTGCAGTCCATCGACCTGATCGCCACCGGCAGGGTTAAGGAATAAACCGGGCGTTAAACAGCCTTTAAAGGGAAACGAGGTGACCGATGTTTAAGGAGAAGGGAACGCTCCCCCTGGGAGTCGAGTTTGGCGGCGAGGTGCATAAGGATTTCACGCTCAGCCCGTTAAGGATCGGCGATTCTATTGCCGCTCGGAAGGCGTTGGCCGATGATCCCAGGTTGGCCGGTGATGAGGAGTTCGGTTTGTACCTGCTGGCTAGGCGGCTGGTGATTGGCACTATCCCGCCCGAAGCCATGACCCTTGATTTGATGATCGAGATGTTTGAGCAGGATATCGCCAATATCCAGGCTGCGGAAAGGAGGTCGGCCAAACGGCTGGGCTTGTTTCCCGGCGACGATGCAGGCGCATCGAATGCTGATGCTGGCGCTGCTCAGGGCGGGGATACCGTGGGAAGTGGCGGCGGAGATGACGGAGCCGGAGGCGCTGGCGTGGCTGGAGGATTACAAGACGATCAGGAATCCTCCGCAGGCCGGGAAGGGGAAGACGTACAAGGTGCGGCGTCGCCGTAAAGCAAAAAAGAGTTGAGACGGGCGGCCAACCGCGGGCCGCCGAAGACCAACAGGAAAAACAGGGTGCCGCCTGAAACGGTGCCGAGGATGTAGGGAGTCATGGGTATTACCTCTGTTGCAGTCCAGTTTACCATAATCGACCTGCTGAGTCGAGGGGTTGACCGTATCCGTGGCCGCATGGAGGCTTTGTCGCGCGGCAACAGGGAGGTGCAGCGGTCGTTTGACCACATGGCCAGGTCGGCCAAGGTGGCGGCGGCCTCCCTGGTGGTAACCCGCGAGCTGGCCAAGGGGGTCAACAAGGGCGTGGATGCCGCCGGGGATCTCCAGGAGGAATTGCTCGGTGTCCGTGCCGAGCTTACCGGTAGCGCCAAGGACGCCC